AGATGCCGAGCGTGACGGTGGCCACGGCGTAGGCGTTCACGGTCCCACCCACTGCGCCGGGGGTGATGATGAGCTTCACGGCCCACTCGCCGGCGCCGTCGTTGGTGGTGAACGTGGCGTCGACGGTCTCGCCCTGGTGGTCGTAGAGGTACTGGCTGAAGCTGTTCGGCGTCGTCCAGTCCTGCGCGTAGGCGATCGTCGCCGCCCACGACGGCGAGCCCACGTCGGTGAAGCTCGCGGATGGGGTGAGGCCCTGCCACTGCAGCTGCTGGGTGGTCGGGACGAACTCCACCTGGCTGGTGTGGGACTCGTAGTTGTCGAGGGCGACGGCGAACAGCGCGTCCTTCAGCACGAAGGGTGCGACGGCGATGGCGGGCATGACTACTCCTCGATGGCTGTGGTGACTTCGACGGTCAGGGTGAACGCGTTGTAGGCGTCGCCGGCGACGGTGGCCCGCTCGCCGTTGACCAGGAGTAGCGGCTGGGAGGCGACGAGCGCGTGCACCACCTCGCGGACGACGCGCTCGAGGTCTTCCTCGGCGGCCTCGGTCTGCAGCGGCGAGAGCACCACCACCTGCAGCGTCCAGGACAGGTTGAACATCGTTGGGCCCGGAATGAACGACGCGGTCGACACCAGCAGCGTCGGGGCGGCGATGTTCGCGGGCAGCCTGCCCTGCACGATCGGGTAGTCGAGCGTCGTGAGGGCGTCGACGACGATCGAGCGGGGTCCGGTCACCGGTGCCTCACCCGGTCCGGGGAACGGCGTGGGGCGGGCGCAGCAGCGCCTTCACGGTGGAGCCGAGCGGCCGCGCCCGCAGCGCCACGGTTTCCGTGAAGCCGATGACGTCGCCGTCGCGGCGGGTCGCGGCCCACAGCTCCGAGGCCTGCATGATCTGCGCGGTGCGCCAGCCCTCAGGCACGGTGGCGTCCACGGCCAGTGTGGGCGCGTAGGCGAAGCAGCCCTCGTACGCCGCTGTGAGCACCTGGGCGTAGGTCGCCTCGCCGAGCTGTGAACCATCCGGCCACAGCTCGGCGAGCTGCTCGACGTCGACCTCGGTGTCGATCCATCCGATCAGCACCTGCGCTCAGGCCTTGCGGCCGCGGCCCTTGCTGGTGGTGGCGTCGGCGTCGTCGGCGACGACGGGCGGCGTCGCGGAGACGTAGGCCAGGCCGCCGTCGTCGTTGAACCCGGCGGCGATGTAGCCGAACAGTCCGGTGTCGATACCGCCGTTGGCGATGTTCAGGGCCTCCACCCGGATCGGGGTGCCGGGCAGCTCGTAGATCGTGGCGGCCGGCTTGGCGCCGACGACGACGGTGTCGGCGGGCCAGGTGGCGTCGCCGGGCACGATCGAGAAGGACGAGACGCTGCCGTCCTCCAGGCCCAGCGCGAGGTTGAGGTAGGCGAGGACGTCCTCGGTCCGGGTCAGGAGAAGGTCCCGGTAGAGGTCCTTGGACACGATCGCGAACGTGGGCAGCACGGTGTCGATGATGGCCAGGGCGCCGTCGACGATGTAGGAGGCGGCCTTGCTGACCCCGGCCGGGACGGCGCCCGGCGCGTGATACGGGGAGTTCTCCAGAAGCAGCGTCGAGGCGACGCCGTCCGTCTGCCGGGCGTAGGACTCGGCCATCGCCGCCCAGTACGAACTCCAGAACTCCTCCACGTTGAAGTCACGGAAGATCCGGTCGATGTCGTGGGCGCCCGCGATCCGGGTGGGCGTGAGGACGTAGGGCTCCGTGGTCGGGGCGTTGGACGGGACCGGACCCTTGTTGCCGGCGTAGGGGCCGACCTCGGGCTTGATGACCCACTTCCAACCCTTGATCTCCATCGCCGTGAGGTCCTTGTGGTCCAGCAGCGGGACGTAGCGCTGCTGGTAGATCCGCCCGTCCCAGACCTCGCCGAGCCACTGCGGGACCTGCATCACGTCGTTGACCGACGTGTTGGCGGGGGTGATGTCGGACAGCGCCGCGAACAGCTCGGTGCTGCGGGGGGACATCGCCTGAAGGGCCGCGAACATCTGGCCCTGGACCCCGGCGCCGGTGCGCCCGGCCGCGGCGAGCTGCCGCACGATCTCCCGGAACCCGGGCTCGGGCGGCCGCGTGCTGCGTCCGGTGGGGAGACCGGCCGGCGCGCGAGTCGCCGACACGGCCGGGGCTGTGGTGGTGGTGGTCGTGGTCATGTCGGCCTCACTGTCGGTGTCGTCGGTGCTGTCGTCGTCGTCGTCCGGGGCCTCGGTGACCTGCGGATCGTCGGTGCTGTCGGTGCTGTCGCCGGTGTCGTCGTCGGCCTTGTCGTCGGCCTTGTCGTCGTCGTCGCCGGTGTCGGAGGCGGCGAGCTGGGCGCTGGGGAACGCGGGGTCGACCACGGCGCCGGCTGCGATGAGATCGGACCCCAGCAGCAGCCCGTCCTTGATGCGGACCTGGTCGAGTTCGACGCTGATCCCGGTGCGCAGCCCGGCGGCGGCCTCGGCGAGCAGGTCGTCCCCGGCGCTGGTCGCGGCGATCGCGAACGTTGCGAGCAGGCCGGCGGCGTCCTCCTCGAGCACCATCGCCCGTCCGAGGGGGCGCTTGCGTTCGTGCTCGAGGTTCAGCACGACCTCGCTGGGGGCCGGGAGGCGGACGCTGCCGCGCCCGGCGGTGACGGTGCCGAGACTGGTACGTCCGGGCTCGCCGTAGGGCAGCAGGCGGTAGGTGAGCAGGCGGGTGCCGGGGTCGGCGGCGAGCAGGGTGCCGGCGGCGCGTAGGGCGGTCATGGGCTAGTCCTCCGTGGTCGGGCCTAGTGGCGCCGGCGGCTGGGTCGTCAGGAACGTCAGGTCGAACGCGCAGCGCTGCCCGCGGGGCACGACGTCGTCCATGCCGAGCCGGGCGGCGATCGGGTTGGCGTACAGCGCGGCCGCGGTGTTGACCTCGCCCTGGGCTGTCTCGGCGGTCGAGTACGTGAGCGACGCGGTGGACAGCGACGCGTTGAGGGCCTGGGCGGGTAGGCCGGTGTGGGAGGCGATGTCGAGGGCGACGGCGTTGCGGGCCTCGATCAGCAGGTCGGTGGTGGCGGTGCCGTGTTCCTTCAGCTCGATGTTGAACGGCGTGTACGCGACGGCGCCGTCCGGGTCGGTGCGCGCGGAGACCCAGGCGTCGATCAGGGCGTCGATCTCGTCGGGCTGTAGCTCGTCCTCGCTGGTCTGGTGGATCTCCATCGCCGGGATCGGGGCGGCGACGCGGCGCTGCCACATCAGCTCTTGCAGCCGGGCGCCCAGGATCGTCTTGCGGGCGCTGGTGAGGATGCCCTCGTGCGGGCCGGGGATCAGCAGGACGGTGGTGGGGTCGACCTCTTGCCCGTCGACCAGGACGGCGGCGCCGTCGCTGTCGCCGGGGGTGCCCCAGGTCCACAGCTCGGCGGGGACGCGTTCGACGCGCAGGATCTGGGCGCGGGCGTCGCGCTCGCAGGCCCACAGGGACCAGCCGGAGAACAGGCAGTCGTCGACGGTCCAGGCCATCCGGTGCCAGGGGCTCATGCTGCCGTCGGTGCGGGTGATCCAGCCGGGCTGCGGGTCGACGGGGGTGTCGAGGCGCACGGCGCGCAGCGGTAGCCGGGCGATGGTCCCGACGAGCAGGTGCCGGGCTCGGGCGACGGCCGGGACCTGGATGGCGGCCGCGCGACTGAGCGGGAACGCGGACTCGTCGCCGAACAGGTCGGCCCACACGATCTGGCTGAGGTCGCCCGTCGACCAGGGCGAGCGGATCGCGGTCGGACTCCTGGGCGGCAACGACAGTTCCTGAGCCGCCTGTACGAGCCTGAGCGCCGATCTGAGCCCCATACGGGTGATCGTGTGGGTCCGAAGCTCCGGGACGCCACAACGGCGTACACGGGTGATATTTAGCGGCGGGGGGTGCGGATCATCGGGCGTGCCTCGGCGGGCAGCTCGTCGGCGGCGCGCAGCGCGGCGGTGGCGGCGATCAGCGCCGAGATGTCGCCTTGGCTGGCTCGGCGCCCGAAGACCCAGCCGCCTTCGCCGATGGCACGTTTGGCGGCCGCGGAGACGGCCTCGTCGAGCGGGGCCTCGCCCTCGTGGCGGATGGTGCGGTCCTTGATCTCGGCGAGCAGCTGCGCGCAGCCGGCCTGCATCTGCCGCACGTTGGTGGCGACCAGCTTGGGCCGGGGGGCCTTGCGGACCAGGGCCTCGGCCACGGCGACGTTGGGGCCGATCGCGTCGTAGGCGATCGGGGCGCGTAGCTGCGCGGACATCTTCCGCAGCCGCTCGGGCATCCAGGTGTGGCCTGGGCCGTGGTCGAGGACCTTGAGGCGTCCGAGGCCGTGCTCGTCGCGCCACGCGCACACGATCGAGGCTGCGGAATCGTTGGGTGCCACGTCGTAGCCGATGACGGCTTGGCCGGGCTGGGGGCGCGGCTGGCGGCCGTCGCCGGCGTAGCAGGCCTCCCAGGCCTGCTCGGGGATCAGCCGGATCTGCTCGGACGTCGGCCACATGCCGAGGTACTCGCGGCCGAAGTCGGTGGGGTCGGCGTCGCCCTTCAGGTCGACCCAGCGCTCGCGGACGATCTGCAGCGTGGTCAGGGTGCCGATGCCCGGGTGGGTGGCCAGCCACAGTTTCTCGTCGGCGGCGTCGGAGCCGTCCGGTGCGGCGTAGTTGACGATCCCCCAGTCACCGGCCAGGCCCCGCTGCAGGGCGCGCCAGAGCATGCCGGCGCGGTGCTCGCCGGCGGTGCCGGCCACGATCAGCTGGGCGAGGGGCTGGGTGTCGAACAGCGGCATGATGGCTTGCAGCAGCTCGTCGGCGCCGTCCTCGTCCTCGATCTCCTGGGCCTCGTCGATCAGGACGGCGTCCTTGCCGTCGCCGCGGAAGGCGCCGGGCACCGGTGGGAACATCTCGATTCGGCTGCCGGTCTCCAGCCAGGTGATGTGCTCGTTGCCGACCCCGCGCCCGACCTTGATGTGCGGCTGCCGCTCGAGGATGTCCGCCACGTGCATGAGCCGGGTGCGTGCGCGCTTGCCGGACTGGGCGGTGGTGATGACCTGGTAGCCGGGGATCGTCTCGCAGCGCCCGACCAGTACGGCCCAGATGCTCGTGGTCTTGCTCGATCGGCGCGGGGCCTGGACGCCGACCTTGCTCTTGGCCGGTACGAGCGCCCGGCCCAGGCCGCCGCGCTTGCGTGACTCCAGAACCCGGGCGATCACCAGGCCCTGCGGCGTCGGGCGCAGGTGGAGCAGGGCGTTGCCCGCGTTCACGATCGAATCGTCGTAGTGATAGCGCCCGGTCGAAGTTAGGTTTAGCGGAATTGCTTTCGTGCGGCGCATAAGAATGCCCCGGCCTAGATATCTAACCGAAAC